GACTTCGAGTGCGGTCTCTTCTTGCAATGGCTTGACTACCTTGCGAGGTGAAGCCACGCGGAAGAGGTCAGGTGTGCTATCAGACTGTCGCTTAGTAGTCACAGTCTTGAACACTGGGGTTGGCTTAGGTTTCTCAACGACACCGTACTCAGCAAGTGTGTTGTCAGTGATAGTCTTGGTAATGTTATCTAAAGATTTCGTCATGTGTTTGTTCCTTATTGATTGGATAGGGTTCAGCTAGAGCGATTGCCCTAACTTTGTTGTAGTCACGCAGTCGTACATTCGCTTGCTTGACGCGACGACGAACACGCTTCCAGAAGCTAAGTGGTCTGCCTGGGATAAGACCGAACCACTCAGCGGGGATACGTAGGCCAGTGATGTTACTTGACATTGCGAGCAACTCCTTTGATGAGGTCACTGTTATCAACAGCGAACCGTTCACCAAGTAGTAGCTTGCCAAGCTGATCCATCACTTGTTTGGTTAGGTCGTCGAGGTTTTGCACCACGACGTAGCGAGGGAAGAACTGCCTCACACAGTCATCGAGGATACCAATACCGACAACATCAATTCCCATCTGCTGAATGAAAGCAACACAGTTTGATGTGTGTGAGTAGTGGGTCTTTGGTAGGTCACTTGAGTAGGCAGGCCTACCATCGGACATGGCAATGAAGATACGTCGCTTCTCAGGACGTTGTGCTAGTCGCTCCACTGCATACAACCAACTGTCACCATCAGCATTGGCACCACCAGTACAGTTAGGCATGTTACCAAGGGCGGTACGAGATTGCTTCATCGTCTTTCCGAATGGCTTGAACATGAACATGCTGATACCATCAGTACGGTTGTACTTTACCCCGCCTCGCTGACGATCACCGCTCATCCTTACGGTGGTCTTGTGACCAGTAATCTCAAGCGATACGTTGGTGCCAGTCAATGCCTCGCCAATAGCAACGCAACAATCGGTAGCCAACTCAATCTCTTGACCGTTCATTGAACCCGACAAGTCAACGCAGATAGACACCGCAGTATCAATAGCATTGGTCTCTATCTTGCTACGGAATACATTGGGATCGAACTGCATGATGTTGACTAGCCGACGAGTATCCAACTTGCCAGTACGCTTACCACTCTCATGCTTGACACGAGCCGACGACATCAAGGCACGCTCCAACTTACGTCGCATTGTACCTAGCTTGTTGGACATGTTGGATAGACGATTACTGTAGTACCTATCGCCATGCTTATCATCCAAGATACGAGACACTTTGGTAATCAATGAAGTGCCAACCTTCACACCCTTCGGTACACGCCACATGTCTTGGTTTCTATTCAGTACACGATAGCCGTTTTTGGTTTTCTGATTTACCTGATTGACTATGGCATCGAGTGCTTGACCCAACTCAGGGGATACTGGGTCGGGGGCATTGTTCTCAGTCCATACGTCGGCGTGGCTTGGGTCAGTCCCATCTATTTGTTTTGGCTTATCTCCGCTTTGAGTGTCTTTATCTGCTTGTCCTTTGTCATCAGCTTGAGAGCCATGTCCAGTAGAGCTTGTTGGATTTGGAACTGTAGGACTTCCATCATCTCCTTGATTTCCCGTTCCGTTAGTAGGGCCAGACTGCTCGCTATCTTCGGCGCGCCGTCCTCCTCCAGAAGTACGCTCATTATTTGGGGCAGTGCCATTGTCGCCATTGCCGTCTCGCTCTTGTTCGTTTCGTTCTGTTGTGTAGTCATTAGATATTTTCTCCGCTAGTTTGTGTAACTCAAGACAGCCTTCGTATGCCTCACTCTTGTTGACCTCGCCCATACCAGTGACACCAGTCTTCAAGTTCTGTATCGCATCTACAATCATAGAGGCTCTACGTTTTACGTCGTCCGACACCATGTCGAGGCACCGTTGCTGAGTATCCGATGGATAACCCAACCGCTTGCGACCTTCCCATGTTACTGCCACTGGGCCAATGACACCGAAGTCATTCAACTCGTCGGCACCAATCTCACCCGACGATACCTTCTCAAGCAATGCAGTGTTGACCTCGTGTGATGTCTTGTCGATTGCCTTGGGCAAGCCGTTGTATAAGTCACGACCACCCATCTCAATCCGTACATCTTCCATCGCATTGGCTAGTGACAACGTGAACTTCCTACCGTTTCGATCCCACTCCCTACACATTGCTTGGGTGTCGCCACCAAACTCAGTGAGTAAGTTGTGCAATGCTTCGTGGTTGGCATACCCACCAGTGACTAAGCCTTGTCGCTTGGTGATGGTTGCATCTTCGGGCAAGGCGGGAAGGTTGACTTCATGCCCATTGGTGTATGCTCCGTCGCCAGCAAATGAAACTCTCGTCTCACTGTTTCGTGACAACGTAGATACAACGGTAGCCGTTGCATCCATGAACTCAGCACCAGTACAGTACGGCAAGTCTAAGTCGCCGTTGTCTGGTATGTATGTGATATTACGTTTTGCTTTTCTCATTGATTACTCCCTATGAAAATACGCGGTCAGCCATTTCGATAACAGTACGTCTGCTATCCATTGGCGCACGGTCAGTGATGACTACCTCAAGTGCTTTCTTGAGTGCAGTCTTACGGTCAGGCATGAGGTCGGACATGTGTAAGAAGTACATGACCAAGCCATCCATACCACGAGGCGAGATGGTTGTTGATAACTCACCAGACTTGAACGCAGTACGAACCTCAACAGCAAACTGTGCCATCTCGTCGGCATCAGTCTTCTTGAGCTTGGGGTACTTGTTGGTGAGCAACTTTGTCTCGGTGCCTTTGTCTAGGTAGTCAACCTCTACGAAGACTTGGAACCTATCCAACGTGGCTACGTTCATGGGTCTCACACCTTGATACCAACCATACTCGTCGCCTTGACCACGAGAGTTAGCAGTTGCTACGAAGCGCATCAGTGGGTGACACTCAACAACACGACCACCATCCTCGGTCAACACCAAGCCTTTCTTCTCCAAGGCACGTTGCAGTACGAACATAACCTCGTCACGACCCGCATCGAACTCATCGAGTATCAAGAAGCAAGGCATCTGCATTGCCCTTGGTAGGATACCCTCGACGAACTTGGTTACTGGATGTCCATCGAGTACAGTCAACTCCTTGGCACCCACCATGTCGCCACGTTCGATGTTGCCATCAAGGTTCATACGAGGTGTAGGGAAACCAATACGAGAGGCTATCTGTTCAGCCAACGTAGTCTTACCTGTACCAGTGTGACCATGTAGCCATAGGTTCTGTCCGAACAAGTGAGCAGACAAGAACTTGATTAAGTGGTCGGGTCTGAACTCGTAGTTGTCATCCACATCGGGACACTCAGGGTGCTGAACGACGTTGCCCTTGTCATCTTTCCAGACGAGTGTAGGTATGTCGAAGTTGAGTGCCTTGACCTTGCGACCAAACACCTTGCCAGCATTTTGCATTACGACCTCGAAGGTTAGTAGTCCATCGGTGCCAGCTTTCGGTAGTGCTACGGTGGTGGTTTGCTTACTCACTTGATTGGATAGGTGAGTGTTCTCAAGCACAACGTCGTTGTGTTGGCTAACCATCTGGTCGAACGTCAGACCCTTTCCTGCTTGGCTTAGTAGGGCATCAATGGCGGGCTTCATCGCCTCGTCGATAGACCATGATGGTTGTAAGGAAACCGTCATGTCTTTCTCGTTTGGTGAACGCACCTTGCCAACCGATAGGTGGAAGTTGTCAGGGTTCTCGCCTTCATGGAACAAGTTGTCAATGCTAGGCCATTCGGGTGAGAGTGACATAAGTTGTACCGAGGCACCGACTGCTTCCTTGATGCGGTGTTGCTCAACGGGGTCGAGGTCTTCAATCATTGTGCCTATGATGTTGTTGCAAGTCTCAGCATCGGGATACACAACGTCGTTAGTCGGCACAACATGACCCTCTTCAACGAGGTGCTTGTTGTGTAGTAAGATTGCCGTGTTGGCATACATAATTTCACTCATGTCTACTCCTAGTGGTGGTTGAGTTGTTCCGTCGTGGTTAATCAGTTCAGAGATTTCTCGAATGATTGTTGGTGCATAGTCGGGGAAGCTAATTGGATAGCCCGCACTTTTCCCACCACCTCGTCGGGATGGTGAGGCAAAGACATTCGGGTCAACAAAGGCTTCGCAGATTTGGGCTAGGTTTCTTTCTCTAGCCGTCGTTCTCACACATACTGTGTCGTCAACTGCGCCGTGTATAATCTTGAGAAGAACACAACGGTCAACGCTATCAATAACTTTCCGTAGTGATTTACCACTAGCTTGTTGGATGTCCATTGTGTGTTTTGAGTGGGGGATGTCTTTGTGTAAGTCTCCCCAGTTGTCTGCAACGAACTTACGTAGTAGGTTGCGACTGTTGTTTCCATCCATGCCACCGTAGGCAGTGATGAATTGCGTGATGTCAGTAAAACTAAGCATCGCTACTCCTTCATTGGTTTTGGTTTAAGTATGGGTGTGTAGGTATTAACCGACGATGGCCTCATCTATCGTGGTTAGGTCGTTGTTGATTACAATCCAGGTATGCGCTTCTTCAAGAAGACCAAAGCTAATCAGGTCTTTCTTTGCTGATGTAGCAAACCGTTCAGCTTGTTCGTAGGTTGCATGACCTACCATGTCACAAAGATGTTCGGCTTTGTTGTCTTTGCATATGAAATAGATACTATACATTGACACGTACCAACTTGATGAAGTCGTCAAGTTCCTCAAGGCTATAGAAGATATGCTCTTGTGGTCTTTGACCGCTTTCGTCGTGTTGTTCCTCGAAGTCTTTCTGTTCCGAGGCATAGTACATACCGTGTATCTCGTCGAGATGTGGTAGTAGGTCACACAACTTGGTGTTCATTTCGCAAACCAAATCGTTGGCACTGATTAGTTCGTCCATCATTTCCCTACCAATGCCATCGCGTAGGTTTAGATGCTTGCCAATCGTGTATTCAATGTCTCTTAGCTTGCAAGAGAGTTCATACAATGGCATGTCGTTATGCAAACTCTGCATACGTTTCTCCATGATTAAAGAATACTGCGAATGATGTGAGTGTCGTGGGAATGTCGCAGATACCACCCACCCATCCCGATGGTAGTCAGCTACTTGTGAGTAGACGACGTATCGGAATGTTCGTGTCAGTTGCATGGACACAAGGCCCATGCAAGGAAGATGATGAAGACACACTCTATTGCGGTGCGTTTAATCCAATCCATGTTGTTCATTACCAAGTACCCTTGGTCGGTGTGTATGGAATGAAGGCGCAGTCAAGTGTCTCCCATGTACCGTTGTCGTGGTACAGTGTAGTGCCACAACCAGTGGCAAACTCAACGATGACGACCATGAACAATAAGTACATGAGCATCACTGCTATGAAACATGCAAACACATTCATCAACCGAACCCAACGTGGTTGTTGGTTGTATACTGGTGCTGGCACATAGATTTTTGAGCGGGTCAAAGTATATTTCATTTGAACGTCTCCCATAGGAACTGTGCGATTTCAGTAATCAACACAGTCATTTCGTAGGACAATGCTTCCATTTTCAAATACATTCTATGTCGCCGAGATAATCTCCGCGTTTGATTTGTTCCATGATAAAGCTATACTCTATCGTGTATATATCGTGGTCGCTTGGCAATAACTTCCCATTCTTACAATGGATTTCGATTTCGCCCTTGGCTATTTCCCATGAAAGCGGATAATATTTTTCTTCTATTTCTTCATTAGTCATTTGATGGTCTCCTTTGTTGGTGTGTCTTAGATGTGTAACAGATGAGTGACAGATGTCAACCAGTCTTACGTAGTTGAAGTCCGTAGAACTGCTTGCGGTATTCCTCAATCACTGGCTTTGGTAGGATGCTATTGTTGAGGATGGTGTCGCAGATGTTCTCGAACTCGTCGGTTAGCATGTTGACGACGAACAAGTCGTACTGCGGTAGTTGAACTAGCTTCTTCAGTTTAGCAACATGATTGGCTAGTGTTGACAAGCTAGTCTTTTGCAAGACCGACTTGGTTGGATTGCTGATGTGTCTGATGATATTACTCCTTTACTACTGTGATTTTGGTGTGTCCTTCGTACTTTAGGAAGTGTTCGTAGTGCTTGAGTGTGAAATCCGCAATGATGTCGGCCATCTCAACCATAGTCTTGGTTTCGGATGGAACCGATGTCCCGTTTGGGAAAGCGATGTTCACCATAAGCACCATCGCATCGTAGGTTTCGGCATATTCTTCGTAGGTCATTTCCGCTCCTGTTTCGATGTAACTCTTCATAACTGGCTACAAATACCAGCGACAGGAAAGGGGACAACGTAGGTTGCTGTCCCCTTGGTAGTGGTTAGGCAGATTTCATAGCCATTGCTACTGCAACAACTGAATCGTAGGCAGTCTTGTTGGCCTTGACACGACGAGTGAGAGTAGCTTTGTAGGCTGAGTAATCTTTCTTCGGGTTCTTGCCTTCCCACCAAGCCTTGAAGTCACTACGTTCGGTACGAAGTCTTGAGTATTCGTTCTTCTTCGTCCTGAACAGTAGGTAGGTTGCAATCCCTCTGAGGTCTTCGATAGTTGTCTCGAACTTGCCAGTGAACAACGTAGCAATGTCGTCGGCACTGGTCTTGTCGAGGTTGATACTCTTGCGACCGACCTTGAGGGTCTTAGCCACTGGGTTAGTGAATGATTTTGATACGAATGTGTCTGTTACTGATATCTTCATGGTAGTTGTATTCCCTATGTTGGATTGGTTGTTGTTAGTCGTCTGTCGAGCTGAGGTCAGCGGCGACACAATTTACTCCCCCCTTCCCCCTTTGGGGGGTTCGAGAGCCGACTTAAATCCCTGATATGATTACAATGTTACCTACTACCCCCTGTTAATCGTTAGGATATTACCTGTATCTCAAAACTATCTCCTACTAACTACCAAAATAGTCCCTCAGAAGGATACAGAACTGTAACAAAATCAATAACTTAGTAGGGTAGTATGTCAGATATATGTCAATTACTAGGGACGGGGGGTGGCTATGCCACCCCGCCGATGGGTTTCGCGTATGCCAGTCACCACCATTCCGAATTTTCGCACCTAAAAATGAAAACGGTGTCTTATTTTTTAGACAGGGACGATTGAGTTTTAATGTCGCGTTATTGTAACAAGGCAAACAAATCATGGGGATGATATGCCAAAAGTAAAAACAAACCCGCATCCTACCGTTGGTACGGGACTTCCAGCCGTAACACCGCAACAGGTAGACCGAGTGCGGCGAAGCGTACTAGACGTAGTGCGTAAGAACATTCCTCAAGTGCGTGAAGTATTAGATGGCAGTCGCAAGTGGGACAATCAGCAAGTAAGATTGTTTGGTATGATGCTCAACAAGGTCATGCCCGACTTACACCACAGCTTTAACCAGCACACAGTAGAGAATAAGAACGTCGATGAGCTTACCGTCGATGAGCTTATGGAGATAGCCAAGCAAGGCGATACAGTTGAAGGAGAGTACGAGGATGGCAATAACGAGATCGGAAGCGGCGAAGAAGTTACTACAGATAACGGAAGCGAAGACGGGCTTCAGGGGGTTCGTGAAGGCTCTGTACCCACAGTTTGAACTTGCACCATTCCAAGAGGAGCTTGTAGATGTACTCGACAAACTTGAAAACGGCACGCTCGGCACTAGACGATTACTTATCACTATGCCACCTAGACATGGTAAGTCGTGGCTTGCGTCAACATTATTTCCAGTCTACTACCTCGCAAAGAAGCCCAACCGAAATGTCCTTGCAACTTCCTACAATCAAGACCTTGCCAAAACATTCGGCAGGCAGACCCGTGACCACGCTCGTGAGCCTGTCATCGGTCAAGCGTTTTCTGATTTTGTATTGTCTGAGGAGAGCCGTGCTGTTGACGACTGGCGCACTACGCTTGGCGGCACTTACTATGCAACGGGTATCGGCGGCTCGACAACGGGTCGTGCGGCTACTTGTCTCTTAGTAGACGATCCAATCAAAGCCCGTGAAGAAGCTGACAGCGCAACCCAGCGCAACAAGACCTGGAGCTACTACGTCTCCGCACTGACAACTCGTAAGCAACCAGAGCCAGATGGCACGGCACCTATCGAGATTGTAATCCTAACACGTTGGCATCCCGACGATGTTGCTGGTCGTCTTATGGAGACAGACGATTGGCGTGAAGGTGAGTGGCACCATGTCAACTTCCCAGCCATCAGAAAGGTAGCTAAGAATGTCAAGAGGTCAGTGGCAGAACTCGCAGAAGACGATCCGCGCTTCATACCGCAGGGTGAACTTAGTAAAGTCTCCCCATCAAAGCGACACTACTTCGACGAAAGAGAAGAAGCCCTATGGCCCGAACGCTTCCCCGTCGAAGAACTTAAAAAGCGAGAGCGACTAGACCCACGAGAGTTCGCGTCACTATACCAACAGTCACCATTCATAAAGGGTGGTAATCTCCTAAAAGATAGTTGGTGGCAGTATGACGACGATAAACCAGACTGCACTCAGATAATAATCGCCGCAGATACCGCGTTCAAGAAAACTGAACAGGCCGACTACTCTGTGCTGATGGTCATGGGTATAGATAGGGGCGGTGATATACACATACTAGATGTCGTAAGAAATAAGTATGACTTCCCAGAACTAAAGCGTATATGTACTCAGGTGAACGCACGTTGGCGGGGTCATGGCCTACGAGGCCTGTACGTAGAAGACAAGGCTTCTGGTCAATCTCTTATACAAGAACTCAGAAACCAATCAGGAGTTTCGGTGCTTCCTTACAAAGTTGTAGCTGATAAAGTGGCTCGTCTTAACGCTGTAACCCCTTTGATAGAGGGTGGTAGAGTATACATTCCGCGCACCGCATCATGGGTAGATGACTTCCTTATGGAGTGCCAAGCGTTCCCTAACGGCAAAAACGATGACCAAGTGGACGCTTTATCTATGGGTCTTGATGTACTATCCAGAATAGGTGGTGCTGTAAGCGAGCTTTTAAGTGGCCCAATAGACATGGGTTCTTCTCTTCACACGCAGTTCACTCAGCAAGACAATCCTAATTGGTGGGAGAAGTCTGAAGATAAAAAGTGGATGAAGTCATGGGGCGAGGTATAGATGCGCTATAAAGACATAAAAGCTGACAAGAATGAAATAGTCGTAGACTTGTCCAATCTAGCAGAGCCATTACTGGCCTACGAAGATATCTCAGATATGTTATCAGACGAACAAGAGACCAAGCTGGTTGACTATGTTCGCGCAATTACCAAGATGTCCTACGAGCGTATTAGCCGTAGATATGATCATTGGCGCGACGCAGACCGCGCTCACGATGTATACGTGCCAGCAGATAGCACTAAGTTCCGTGAGAAGGCTGTAGTTGCAGACACCAGAGCGATTGCTGATACTGTACTAACTTACCTTATGGCGGCACTAGCAGGCCGTAATCCTATGTTTCAGTTGGAAGGTCTTAACAGACAGTCCCGCAAGCCATCGCTCATCCTAGAGCGTTTAATGCACCAGCACATGAGACGGACTGCTGGAGAGGCACGCATCGCACAGATGCTACTCGACAGCATACGCTACGGTTTCGCACCGACCAAAGTTGTCTGGGACAAGAATGATAACACAAACCAAATTGTAAACTTCGACCCACGTCGTTGCTTCCCTGACCCTCGTGTCCAGTGGGGTGACTGGGATCGTATGCAGTACGTAGTCTTCGCTGACCATGTATCAACAAACGCACTATATGGTTCTGGACACTACCCAAAGATACAGAAATATCCTGGCCTTCGTAGTAAGCGTCACTCCAACACTAAGTCTGGATGGGATGCACACCGCTGGGTAAAGGAAGAGGGCAGAG